ATAAAAGTCTAATTATGGTAAAAATGTTTTTAGGCCGCACTATTACTAAGGTTGAAACTGTAGTTAAAGTATAATAAAGCTGTTGATTACGAACCCTTTTACGCTAAATATGTAAAAGGGTTTTTTATGACTTCACAATCTAGTACTTTATTACGAGCTTATTTAGACATCCTAAATGAGACTCAAACTCCGACTATTAAAGTACCTCCTATTCCTGCGTTACCGCCTCAAGATGGTGATCTAGGACAAGGACAAAAAGCATCAACTAATCCCGACGGTACTAGGTCATATTCTGGAGCATTTGGTACATTTACTTACGATAAATCTGGCAAGGCTATTAGATACACTGCTCCAACTTTTGGAGGAACTGGTGCTTCAGTTGATCTAACATCTGGAGATCAAACAACCAGCATTAATATGGGGCCAAGTTCTGTGTCACAAACTAAAACACCTGGTGGTTATGTTAAGCAATCAGATGCTGAATTAGATTTAGGACTATCATCGGCAAGTCAACAAATTAAAAATCCTACAGTAGGAAGTAATCAGTTATCCGGAACTACTACTAACGCTGTTACAGATAAAAGTACCGGACAAACTAAACAACAAGTAAAAGGTGTTGCCTTTGGCGGAGCAAGCGGAGCAAACGTTGGAAAAAATTATGTTGGCTCGTCTGAAGATGAACTAGCACAATTTGGAGCAGATGCTATACTAGGTAAAAATACAACGACCACTCCTGTTAAAGAAAATTATAATTCAAATAAAAGTTTATTAGAACACATTGAAGAAGTGGAAAACGACGGCCCATTAACTTATGGGGATTATTTCCATATTGAATTAGCCGAAGACGAAGGTATCGAAACGTGGGTTATTGCTGAATGGAGTGAATCAGTTCTTATCGAAGCTGACAAAGATACTCTTAAATTATTAGAAGACTATGGATGTACATTTCAAGATGAGCTTACAGAAGCTGAATATCAAGGACGTAATGTACCTTTAGGCAAACGTATGCCCGGTGATGTAAAGAAATCTAAAGTTTATGTGCGTAAGCCAAATGGTAAAGTAGTAAAAGTAAACTTCGGTGATAAAAAGATGAAGATTAAAAAATCTAATCCTGCCCGAAGAAAATCATTTAGAGCAAGACACAATTGTAAAAATCCAGGACCACGTTGGAAAGCACGTTATTGGTCTTGTAGGGCATGGTAAAAAATTATGAGAATAGACGAACTTTTTGATCCAAACAAATTTAAAAAAGATGATTATAATCTAAAAGACGATTTAGTTTTTTATATGAATAATCAGCCAGAATTTTATAGACAACATTATTATCCTGCTATGTGTACCTTTAAGGAGTACTTCGAAAGCGATAAAGAAGTAAATCCAAGAGCATTTGGTAAACTTGTAGAACGTGCTTATAAAATGTATCGCAAAGAATTTCCTGTTCAAGGATTAAACGAAACATTGGACAAAGATATTTTTGAAGAGATTTGCGCAGAAATACATAAAACAGAATTAGAAAACATAAAACAAGGCCATTACGATTAATTATGTTACTTAGAGAATTATTTTTTGAAAGTTTAGACCGCACAGGCGAAAGCAAAAGTGCTGTGTTAGGTTGGGGTCGAGGAATGGGTCACAAAGGTCACATGTTTTTGGCCAGTAGTGTAATTACACAAGCCGAAGAAGATAATTCAGACCCATATTTTGTTGTTAGCAGAAGTGTTGGCAAAGATGATCCAATTACTCCAGAAGAAAAATTGAACATTTATAAAAAAGTATTTCCTAAACATGGCCATATCTTTCAAACTGCTACAGATGAAATGCCAGATTTAACAAAAGTATTAACAAAATTAAATCAACACGGTTATACTAATGTCACCGTTGTAGTAGGAGCAGATCAAAAAGCCGCACTAGGCTACGTATTAAACTACAATGGTAAACCAGATAAAGCGGGAAATATTCCATTTAAGTTTAATAGTTTACGTGTTATTTCACGTCAAGAAACAAATGATCCAAGTAAGGATGAAGAAGGTCCACGTGCCACACCAATGCGTCAAGCACTGTTAGACCCGAATATGAACGACAAAGAAAAATTTCAAATATGGCGCGACGCAATGAGTCCAGAATTAAGTGATCAAGAAGTACGTAGCTTGATGACAACTGCTCTACAACGTATGCAAGAATTTGGTAAACCTAAAGCAAAAACTAAAAAAGAAAAAGTCACAGAAAAGAAAGATGGAACTTACGTTCCTGTAACTAATAAGTGCCCTTATTGTGGCAGATCAGAAGACAAATGTCTCTGTAGTAAAAAAGAAGATGCCGCAGGTGTTGGAACTATTACCAAACAAAATAGCACTGCTGATGTAAACAAAGGCACGCCAAGGAAAAATTTAAAAGCATTTAGGTTAATTTAAGGATTTAAGATGGATGATTTGTATAGAGCCAGCAAAGTAGCATTTGCCAGCACTTTTAGTTTTTATTTAAAAGCTCATAACTTTCATTGGAATGTTGAAGGCATACACTTTAAAGAACTACACGATCTTTTTGGTGGAATCTACGAAGAAGTATACGGTAGTATTGACGATTTCGCTGAAAAAATGCGCAGCCTTGGAACTTATGTTCCAGGTAGCTTTAGTCGTTTTAGTATGCTCACACAAATAGAAGACGAAGAAAACATGTTACCACCTGAGGCTATGTTATCAGAACTTTTAGAAGATAATGGTAAAATTATAAAATTACTTAAATTAGTTTTTCTAGAATCTGAAAAATATAACGAATACGGATATAGCGATTTTATAGCAGGACGCATAGACGCACATCGCAAGCATGGTTGGATGCTAAGAGCTACATTAAAAAATGGATGAGATAGCACAATTAAAAAAACTTGCCGGTGTAAATGAGTATAAAGGTTGGCATGTTTGGGAAGGAAGCAACATCAGTCTTACTGGTAATGAAAAAGGTGAGATAATGAAAAAACGTGGCATAAAGCCCGGCACTCCTGATTGGTTTAAGCTTTGGTTCAGCTTGCCTTATCTAACTGGCGAAAAGCCTGTGGACGACGATGAAAGTAATTGATATTATCACTGAAAGACAGCAGCCGCAAGGCAATATGGGTCTTACCATCTTCGACATAGACGATACCCTATTTCATACCACAGCTAAAATCAAAGTAAAGAAAGACGGCAAAGTTGTGCGAACATTAACCAATCAAGAGTTCAATAATTACAACCTACAGCAAGGTGAAGAATTTGACTTTGGTGAGTTTCGTAGTGCTGAAAAGTTTGCTAAAGAAAGCGAACCTATTAAGCCAATGATTAATACACTAAAAAGAATACTAGATAGAGCAGCTAATACCAAAGTAATTATGCTGACTGCTAGGGCTGATTTTGACGATAAAGAAAAATTCTTAGATACATTTACACGATACGGAATTGATATGAGTCGTATACATGTACATAGAGCAGGGAATTTGCCCGGCGACGATCCTCCTGCTTATAAGAAAGCTGTATGGGTTAGGAAGTATCTTAATACCGGAAAGTACAATAGAGTAAATTTAATTGACGACTCGATGGCTAATTTAAAAGTATTTAAAAACCTAGAACAAGAATATCCTACTGTAGATTTTGATGCGTATTTTGTTAAGCCTACCGGTAGTGTGGCAGTTGTAAGCGAAAGTCGTAGAAAGAAAAAACAACGTCAACGTAGACAAAATTCACTTTTCAGTAGAAATATATCAGGTGTATACGGTGCTTGGGGGCCTGGGCCTTACGGAGGCTATGGATATGACAGCGGATACAGCGGCGGCGATGGCGGTGGTGGAGAATCTATTGACGAAAAATTAGACTCTTACGGCAATGTAAAAGGAGATCCTATTGGCGATCTCATTACAAACATACAAAAGAAAAAAACATCTACACCAACACCAACAAAAACACCAACAAAAACACCAACAAAAACACCTACAAAAGGGCAGGCAGCTCAACCTGCTCCTATTACAAGCAGCCCTTTAGAACAAACATTAAGAAATGCGGCACTACAAGCTGGCATTAAAGGAAAAGAGCTAGCAGCATTCTTAGCTCAATGTGCTCATGAAACTGCCAATTATGCTAGCCTAATTGAATTTGGTGATGGCAAAGATTATGATCCAAAAGTAAATCCTGGCAAAGCAAAGACACTGGGCAATACACAGCCAGGAGACGGAGAACTGTATAAAGGCAGAGGGTTCATACAGATTACTGGTCGCTGGAATTATACACAAGCAGGACAAGCATTAGGTCTGCCTTTAGAAAAAAAACCACAATTGTTAGAAAAACCTGATGTTGCTGCCAAAGCTAGTGTTTGGTTTTGGAATAATCGTGTAAAGCCTAATGTCAAAAATTTCACCGATACTAGAACAGTAACAAGCTATATAAATCCAGGACTAAGAGGCTTACAAAAACGTCATGGGTTATTTCAAAACTATTTAAAAACTATGTCTCAGCCTATTAAAGAAGGCGACTTGATACCCTATCCTAAAGGTACTGTAAAAGTAGATGTAAGTGATGTATATGACTGGTATAAACTAGGACAGCATGTAAGTAATCTAAAAGGACTAGGCAAGCATGACTTTGGCAAGGGTCCTCCACAAACTGTAATGGCATTTGGCAGTGAACCTTTAGAACATGAATATTTAAAATATTTGAAAAAACTAGGTTTAGATACTCATGATATAGATGAAAATTTCGCAGAGGATAGGAAATTTGTCGAACCTAATTTTGATGTTGAATGGGAAGAAGCAGAACGCTATCCAGAGTTTGTAAAGTTAGGTAAAGATGCTTGGATTGAACTTGCTCGGAAAGGCCGGGCGGTCACTATTAACAGTGCCAAAGGCATCGACAACACAGATGCTGCTGAACCGGATAGTTTTAAATCATTGGTTCCAGCAAAACAAAAACGTGCCTTAGCACAACTTGAAAAAGGCACAGTTGAAATGCCTATCGTTGCTGTTTATAGTGACGGTCGCAAAGAACTTATTGGTGGTAATACAAGACTTACTGCTATGATGGCAAGGGACGGTCGAGCAACTGTTTGGGCATTTCGAGTTCCGGACAATATTTTAGAAAACTTTGCCGACGGTAAGCGTCCGCAGGATAAAGGCGATAGCGCAAGACATGGTATTAAAAAAGGCAGCAGTATATCTGATTTAAAGAAGATAAGAAGTAGCAGCACAGCAAGTCCTCGTAAAAAACAACTGGCCCATTGGCAAATAAATATGAGGCAAGGTAAAAAAAGGAGTAAGTGATGAGCGGATTTGAATTTGATTTCACCCTAAACAACTTGAAAAAAGTTGTACATAAAAATAAAGAATTAGACTTATGGTATAATGCGTTTAATACCTATTTGCCAAAGTTCTTAATTACAACGCCTGCTAGAGTAGCAGGATTTATAGCACAGTGTCAGCACGAATCAGCTGATTTTACAGCATTACAGGAAAACCTAAATTACGGTGCTAAAGGCTTACGTGGACTGTTTGGTAAGTATTTTCCAGACGATGCTACAGCTAAGGCCTATGAACGTAAACCAGAAAAGATTGCTAACAAAATTTATAGCAGTCGTATGGGTAATGGTCCTGAATCTAGTGGAGATGGTTGGAAGTTTCGTGGACGAGGTATTCTACAATTAACTGGACGTGATAACTACACCAAGTGTAGTAGAGATCTATTTGGCGATGATACACTAGCACAAGATCCAGATTTATTAAGAACGCCTGAATATGCTACTCTTAGTGCTTGTTGGTTCTGGTACAAAAATCAACTTAATGCTATCTGCGATAAAGGAGATATTGTACTATTAAGTAAAAGAATTAATGGCGGCACCATAGGAATGGAAGATCGTATTAAACATTGGAACGACGCACTAGACGCCTTCGAGGGATAATATGTTATTACGAGAGTTACTGGGTGTTGTCAATGAAAATGCTACCGGCGGAGCTACTTCTGCCGGTAATGTTACTGTTGGGCCCGCTTATGCTAATAAAAAAGCTAAAACTTTAAAGAACAAAGACGGAACTACTAAAAATGCTCTGGATGTTAAAGGCGCTAATCTTTTAACAGGAATGAGCTTTCAAAAACGATAAATACCTAGTATTGGAGAAAATAATGCACGACGATATGATGAACAGAAGTCCAGACAAACATGAAGCCGCTATGGCACGAGCAGACTTGTACAAGTTAGCCAACTATAGTATGAAACTGTTTAAGATGATCCAGGAGGGTCAAGAGCTAGAAGGATGGGTACAGGCTAAAATTACTAAAGCAGCTGACTATGTTGCTAGTGTATATCATTTCATGGAGTATGAAATGAAGGTCAGTGATTATGGCAGTAAATTAGAAAACAGTGATGTATATAGTGAAAGTGTGCGTCGTGCTTTCCAACAAAAGCTAATGGAAGCTAAAAAGAAAGCTGAAAAAGTCAAACAAGAATCTGAAAAGATGGATGAAGGGTTCGAGGATATGCAAAAATGGTTAAAGGACAAAAATGGTCCTCAACCAAGTGGAGGAAGTGGCGTAAAGAAAGGTTCACGTTACGGTGGTAGTAAACAAAAGGCAGACGATACTGATAAGGACGACGACGATGAAAAGCCGACGAAAAGTAAAAAAGTTAAAGAAGCGGCTAAGCCAGATTATCTTGACTTCGACAAAGACGGCAACAAAAAAGAGCCAATGAAAAAGGCACTAAAAGATAAAAAGGTTAAAGAAGATTCGAAATTAAGCGAGCTAAAAAAATCAACTCTAGGTTCTTACGTTAAAAAAGCAAGTAAAGATGCTGTGAAAAAAACACGTGATGCAGATGCTGAAGATGAATACGGTGATCCTGACGAAGGTGACAAACTAGATAAAAAAGCACAAAAGCGTATGGCAGGTGTAAACAAAGCAGTTGACAAACTAACCAAAGAAGCAGCAATGAGTCCTGCTCCAGCTCAAAAAAAATCCGGAATACCGAGTACAGCAACAACTACAGTGCCAGGTATGAAAGCAACTCAGCAAGATTTAAAGAAAGCTAATTCTAGTGCTGCGTTAGGAGAAAGTAAGTGTAATCATACGCCAAAAGGTAAAAGCTGTCCAGTACACGGTTTAAAAGAATGTGGCAGTATGAGTGAAGCAGTAAAGAAAGGTCTTTACTACAATGTAAACAAGCGTAAAGCAGCAGGCACTAGCAGAGACAAAGATCATCCCAAAGCACCAAGTGCTCAAGATTGGAAGAATGCAGCTAAGACGGCTAAGAAATAAATTATGGATATGAAAAAGATCCTGTCTACGTTAGACAAAGCAGACACCAACACAAAAACTTCTTCTGAAGATATGAAGAAGTTTTTGTCTATTATGAATGAGTCTACTACTAATCGTTTAAGTATGGCTGAACAAATGGCTGTGCAACACTATCAAGAAACTCGTAAAGATATTACTAGTCCAGTGTTAAACAAGAGTAAAGATGCTGCTCCAAGTATGATTGGCAAATACTTTAAAAAAGTCGAAGAAGAAATTGCTGAATCGGAAAGTCGTTATAAAGACCGTGCTAAGTTATTAGCAGAACGTGTGGCGGCTAAAATGAACGAAGCAGGTAGTCCAGCTCAACAGGCAGCAATCGCTATATCGATGAAAAAAGCAGGAAAGAAACCTAAAAATATTAAAGAAAATATTGTTGCTCTTAAAAAGTTACGTGATCAGATCAGTGAACAAATTACTCAATTAGAAGAATACTACAGCGCACCTCCAACTGACAGTAGAAGTCCTATATCAGGACCACATCAGCCAGGATGCAAGTGTAAGGAAGTAGAAGAAGGTTTACGTGATCCTAAAGATAATCCTTGTTGGAAAGGGTACAAGCCGGTAGGAACTAAAAAGAAAAATGGCAGAGAAGTTCCCAACTGTGTGCCTAAAGAGTCAATACAAAAAACTGGGCCAGCAGGACAATTGAAAGCAAAAGGTAAAGTAGACGTAAAAGGCACAGTATTAGGATCTCCAGAGAAGAGTCAAAAAGGACTACGCAATAAGTTAGTAGGCGGCGGAACATAAGAACACACCTTAGGACCGCTATGGTGCGTAGGCGGCTGCTGCCTTAGTGAAACGATTCGCTACCGTGTAGCTACAAAGTGAGCAAGAATTTAGGAAAAATGATATGGGAAAAGTTTATAAAAAGTTAGTTGAAAGTTTTGGATATATTGCCGAAGCGCCTATAAATGCCACCGGATATGATCCTGATCAAGTACAATATGCTTATAAAGACGGCAAAGCCAATCCTAACTATCCAGCGAATCAAAATACACCAGGACCAAATACCAGTGATTATACTGATCCTCGAGGTCTTGATAATGTAACCAACGATCCTGCTCCAAATAAACCAAAGCCTAACAAAAAGACCGGTGGCGGTGCTAATGCTGGTACACGAGCATTTCAACATTGGTTAAATTCCAAAGGCATAAAAGTGGCAGTCGACGGCAAATGGGGTCCAGAAACTGCAGGCGGCAATGACAAATATTTCAATACTTACGTACTTGGGAAGAAAATTTCAAAAGAACAGCAGGACGAATACGAAGCAATGCGAGGCGTAGGCACCGCGCATAATGTAAGAGTAACACCAGGAAGTGGTAACATGTATATTGGCAGTCCAGAATATATAGCTGCTATGAAAAAATATGGGTTTGATGTAAAAACAGGAGATCCTATTGGTGGGGCTAAGACAACTCCTGGCCAAGCTGGTCAGTATAAGACTGGCGCACTGCCTTCCAAACAAGAAGATATAATACTAAACAGTGTTCAAAAATTAGAAGCTATTTTTAAAAAATACGGTATACAAGCAGAGTGTGCTTATAAAGATGACGGAAGTTTATTAACTGAAGATGATTGGGTATTGAAAAATATCAATATGTTCTCTTTACAAGAGCAGATGGAAATTTGGCGTATACTGAGCGAACTAAAAGACATCAGCGGAGATGCTGCTTACAGTAAAATGCAACAAGATATGGATGCTCGTGCTGCCAAAGAACGTGTTAAATCTGCTTACAAAGCCAGTCAACAAGCAGGCATGAATTATAATGCCGGTGCTACTGCTTCCGCTCAAAATATGCCGCAACAACAAAGCACACTAGGAAAATTTGGTAAAAACCTAGCTGGCAGATTTGGTTTAGGTGGTGGTAAAAAAGCAGCTATAAAAGGCGCAGCTAAATTAGGACTAAGAGCCATACCATTCTTAGGAACTGCCTATATGTTATATGATATCGGCAGTGCCTTATATGATACCTTTGCTACTACTGAGATTGCTGATCTAGATCCTGCAGATCAACAGATCATCGCAACAGAGATTAAGAATCTTACACAGATGAGTAAATCCGCAGATTACGATAGCGTTTCGGAAGATACCAAAAAGAGAGTTACTGCAATTTTGAATGCTGCTAATAAGATGGCGCAAAAAGCAGAAGCTTAACAAAAAGCCCCGCAAGGGGCTTTTTTAATGCCAGTTACCTTGAAAACAATGTCTTACTTCGTGTCCTAGACTGTGCATAGTTGTTTGTTTACCAGTAATAACAGTACACTGATTACCATCATAGAAACTACAGGCCTGTACAGCATAACCAAAACCTTTAAAACCACGTTTACGTGATTCGGCTTCGCAGGCTTTTTGAACATCATCCACTGTGCGCCAATTAATCACGCTAGTAGTTGTAAAATTGCTACTAGCGTCAAAAGGACGATTAGGATCATCATTAAAACCAAACACATTAGACGAAATTAGTAAACCAATAACTAAAATTTTAGAGCGCATAAGATTATGTGTAAAGTTGACAGTCTTATTATAATACACTCGAATTACGAAAAAATCAATAGATTTTGGTTAACAAATAATTGACATGTCTTGTTAACAATTTTATAATTAACAAATCAAGGAGGCTCTAAATGAGTAGAATGTACGGACCCGAAGAAAGATCAAAACTAGAAAAACTTATAAATGAAGGATCTACTGTTTTACGAGAGATAGAAGATCTACAGGAAGGACTAAAAGAAACTGTTAAAGCAGTGGCAGAAGAACTGAATTTAAAGCCCAGTATAATTAATAAGGCAATAAAAATTGCTCATAAAGATAACTGGCGTGTACATGAAGAAGAATGGGACGAAATTGAAACTATCCTCGGAGTTACTAAAAATCTTCCGGAAAACTAATGAATGATATAGTATATAATATTTTTCAATGGATAAAAGATGATTGGAGATCTAATCGTTTACGTTTTGCTGTCGAGCTGCTTGCTTGGATCTTTAGTATTGGTTGCAGTATTACTATGGCAGCAACCGTCCCCGATCCACCGTTACTTTTTCTTTATCCTATTTGGATTAGCGGTTGTGCTATGTACGCTTGGGCAGCTTGGACTCGCAGGTCGTTTGGCATGCTAGCCAATTATATGTTGTTAACTACCATAGACACTGTTGGATTGATTAGAATGTTATGACCACTTTATATAAAATTATTCATGTCGAAAATTTAGAGGCTATAGTAGAAGAATGTAGGCAGGTCATTGAACAAGCTGGTGTGCCATATCTTAATGATTTGTATAATTTAGATAAAGATCGCGAGGATAGATTTAGAAGTCTTCCTTTACTTAGACAACTAATGATCGATCTTAAATTATATGATCATTGGTTGCGCAGTGCTATAGTTGTAACCTATGACGACTTGCCAATTCATGTTGATGACGCAGACGATTTTTACTGTAGTTTTAATATTCCAATTAAAAATACTAAAAACACTTTTACCACATTTTATGAAACAACAGCCAAGGCCGAAGTTAGACATACATTAGACGGATACAGTTATAAATTTATTGATCCTTTTAAAGTAAAAGTAATAGGCGAATTAGAAATGACACATGCTGCTATAATTAATACCAAAGTATTTCATAATATCGTACATAGAACTACAGAATTGCCAAGAATTAATCTATTATTAAGACTAAGAGCACCATGGAACTTAGATGATAACAGTATTGATTGATATTTTATCCAATTGGATTTTATTAGGATTAGCAACAGCAATATTGTTTGTGCTTTGTTATTACTTTGCTGTGGCATGCGAAAAAATTGCAGACAGAGTTTCTTACACAGCTAAATATATCAGAGCAAGGTTAATCAGCCATAAATGATTACGTTGGTATTTGTGAGCCCTAAATCACATATATGGAGAATTGATGTACGTAGACGCATACTTTAATCGCGACTCTGATGTCATACATGTTGTAGAACGCAACAATGAAGGCAAAAGAGTTTTCAAAGAACACCCAATCAAATATACATTCTACTATCCCGATGCGAGGGGTAAGTTCACTAGCATATACGGTGAGCCATTAAGTAGAATCGTTTGTAAGACTAGTAAAGACTTTCATAGAGAATTAAAAATACATAACAGTCAAAAACTCTATGAAGCAGATATTAATCCAATTTTTGTATCGCTAAGTGAACATTATTTAGGACAGGACGCTCCTAAACTAAACGCAGCATTTTTTGATATTGAAGTAGATTTTGATCCAGAGCGCGGCTATGCCAGTCCGGATGATGCCTTTATGCCCATTACTGCCATAGCTGTACATCTTCAATGGTTAGATACTATGGTATGTTTAGCTATGCCTCCTAAAGGTCTTAGTATGGCAGAAGCTAAAGAACAGGTCAAAGAATTCCCTAATACACACTTATTTGATAACGAAGCAGACTTGTTAGATACATTTCTTAATCTTATACAAGATGCTGATATCCTAAGCGGATGGAACAGCGAAGGATTTGATATTCCTTATACTGTAAATCGTGTGACAAAAATCCTAAGCAAAGACGATACTCGTCGTTTTTGTTTGTGGGACTTACATCCTAGACGGAGAGAATATGAAAAATACGGAAAAACAGCACAGACCTATGACTTGGTTGGACGGGTACATCTCGATTACCTCGAACTATACCGTAAGTACACATACGAAGAAAGACACTCCTATAGATTGGATGCCATCGCGGAATACGAACTCGGAGAAAACAAAGTCCCGTACGAAGGTACGTTAGATCAACTTTATAACAATGACTTCAAAGAGTTTATTAGATACAACAGACAAGACTGTGCTCTACTAGACAAACTGGATAGGAAATTAAAATTTTTAGATCTCAGTAATAAACTAGCACATGAAAACACAGTGCTGCTACAAACCACAATGGGTGCCGTGGCTGTGACTGAGCAGGCTATTATTAACGAAGCACATCGTAGAGGATTCCAAGTTCCTAACAGAACTAAGATGAGTGAACGTGAAGATACTCAAGCAGCAGGTGCTTATGTAGCATATCCTAAAGAAGGCTTACAAGATTGGGTAGGATCATTAGATATTAACAGTCTCTATCCTAGTGCTATTCGCGCCCTTAATATGGGACCTGAAACTATTATAGGTCAGCTTCGCCCAACAATGACTGACGAATACATTCAAGCACTACAAGTTAAAGGAAAAAGTTTCGCAGCAGCATGGGAAGGAAAATTTGGTACCCTAGAGTATGACGCAGTAATGAATAAAGAAATTGGCACAGATATCACTATTGACTGGGAACAAGGTTCTAGCGAAATACTCAGTGCGGCACAGGTATATCAATTGATATTTGAAAGCAATCAACCTTATATGTTAAGCAGCAATGGCACAATCTTTACTTATGAAAAAGAAGGTGTTATTCCAGGACTGCTAAAACGTTGGTATGCTGAACGTAAAGAAATGCAGGCCAAACTAAAGGAATGTATAGCCAATGGGAATAAAATTGAAGAAGAATATTGGGATAAGCGACAGCTGGTTAAGAAGATTAATCTTAATAGTTTGTATGGTGCTATTCTTAATCCTGGCTGTAGGTTTTTCGATAAAAGAATCGGTCAATCAACAACATTGGTCGGCCGTCAAATCGCCAAGCACATGGCGTCCAAAGTAAATGAAATAATTACTGGAGAATATAATCATGTTGGAAAAGCTATTATCTACGGCGATACTGATAGTTGTTATTTTTCTGCTTTTACAACGCTTAAAAAAGACATACAAGCGGGAGCTATTCCGTGGACGAAAGAAACAGTAGTTGCTTTATATGATCAAATTGGAGAAGAAGTAAACAAAACATTCGCCAAGTTCATGGAAGATGCGTTTCATTGTCCTAAAACCAGAGGCGATGTAATTAAAGCAGGTCGAGAAATTGTAGGCAGTAAAGCATTGTTTATCACTAAAAAACGTTACGCTGTATTATACTATGACAAAGAAGGTAAAAGAGTAGATACAGATGATCGTCCTGGAAAAATTAAAGCAATGGGTCTAGATTTAAAACGCAGTGATACTCCTGAATTCATACAAGACTTTTTAAGTAATGTATTAGAAATGGTACTTACAGGAGCAGAAGAAAAAGAAGTGCTAGATTATATTACTGAATTTAGAATAGCATTTAAGGCTAGACCTGGATGGGAAAAGGGCTCACCTAAACGTGCTAATAATA